AATTAACCTTTAACCAAGAGTGGAGGCTTCGCCTCCATTTTTTTGTTCGCTCAGGTTTGACGTAGACCCGTTAATTGAGCTTCGGTCACTGAGCTTGTCGAAGTGGTCGAAACTGTCCTTTCTCCTACCCTATTCTCTCCCTACTTTTACTCACAATTAGTGTAATTCGTTTAAATCCGTGAAATATGTCTTTAAAAATAGAAACGATACGCCGAAACCTTGTTCTAAAAGAACTGGAAATTAGGGAAACTCCGCAGGGGAAACAAATTGTCTTTTCAATCAAATTTGTAAAAAAAGATGGTGAACTGGTATTTATACCCCAGGCAGTGGCTGCCGGATTAAAAATGAATATGAAAGAAAACCGGATGCGCGGGGTTCTTCCTGTAGATGAAAACGGAAATGCCTGTGGACATGTTACTCCGGTAAGTATTGATTCATTGATCGAGTATAATGGTATAAAGGTAAAAATGTAATGGCAGATATTATTTTTAATGCTAAAGGTGTGCCACTGCTTGCTTCCGGACGAAGCTATTTGGGAGCCACAACCGGGGTTCCAGCTGATAAACCAAATTCAGCGAATCCCAAACCGTCGAAGATCGATTTGGACCGCACCACAATCGGTAATTACGAAATTGCGAGCTGGGGATCAAACAACGACTGGCCATCAAAGGCAGAGGAGATCATCAACAAAGTCGGAACGCTGAACACAGGCCTACGCTTTACCCGGAACTTTACCATGGGACAGGGTATTTATCCCTGCATTGTAACTGGCTATGATGATAAAGGCAATGAGCTTTTAAAAGCTCCAAAAGATCCCTCATTAACCATTTTTGCCAACAGCCGTGTGATGCGACGGTATATGGAAAAAGCAATCCGTGATTACCTGAAGCTCGGGGTTGCTTTCGTGGAATTCCTATTCAATGCCGATGGAAGTCAGATCGTTGGAGTTAACGCCATCAATTCGAAATATTGCCGGTTGACCGTTGCTAATAAGGATGGATTAGTTGAAAATTGCATCGTGTCCGGAAGGTTTCCTGACACACCGTCTGAGGGTGAATACACGGTTTATGATGTTCTGGATGAATATGATCCTTATGCTGACCTTGAGCGTCGCAGGTGGGCTGGTAAAACAAACAGAAAATCACTGGTGATGTGTATCCGTGATTCATGGAGCAATAACGAATATTATTCCGCGCCTCTTTGGTTTGCGGCATATCTGGCCGGATGGATTGACATTGCCAGTATGGTACCGGCATTCCTTAAAAAAGCCTACACCAATCAAATAACCTGGAAATGGCATATCCAGATACCTTATGCTTTCTGGGACCGCCAATTCCCTGCCAATGAATTTGCAACCATCGATCTGCGGAAGAAAGCCATTGAGGATTATATGGATGATGTGGAAACCAATCTATGCGGAGTGGATAACGCCGATAAACCAATCTTTACTTTTTTCGAGATCAATCCAATGAACGGTAAAGCGGAGGAAAAATGGATCATCGAGCCGCTGAACAACAAACTGAACAGCGAACAGAACCTGGTTACTTCAGCTGCAGCGAATTCGGAGATCATGTTTGCCATCATGGTTAATCCAAACGTCATGGGTGCAGGTATGCCAGGTGGAGCTTATGCCGGAAATTCAGGAGGAAGTAATATCCGTGAAGCATACTTAATCAATGTAGCAAATGCCTGGCTTGACCGTCAGACGATGCTTGACCCTATTGAAATTGTCCATAGGTATAATGGTGGTGATGAAAATGTAGAATGGCGATTCAGAAACACCGTTCTAACTACCCTCGATTCTGGCGCCGGAACAACTAAAACCCTATCGTAATGCTATTCAAAACCATCGAAGAAATCAAACAATTCCTGGCCGTTGGCGCAGGCACCGACTTCAACAGGCTAAAACCCCATATCCAGAATGCAGAAACTGCCTACCTACGACCATTGCTGGGTAACGGATTATTCAAAGAATTGCAGGATTTTTATGATAGTCCGCCAGAAAATCCATTAGTAGGACAAAATATACTATTCGGCGAGCTTTTGTCTCTGGTCCAACGGACACTGATTCACCTGACCTATTGGTCCGGCTTTCAGGTTCTAAACGCAACGATCTCTGATGGTGGTTTCAAGCGAACCGAAACCGAAAAGGTAAAAAGCCTTTTTAAGTACCAGGAAGTTGAATTGAAAGAGTATTTCAAAACAACCGGCTTTAATGGATTGGACGAAATCCTTTTTTATTTGGAGATGGAAATCAACAAATCCGAAGGTGAAACCGTTAATTTCAAATCTTTTGCCGATTCAGATGGCTGGACCATATTGAAATCATCCTTCATTCCGGATACCAGTACCTTTAATGCTATTGTTTTCATTAATCACAGTCGATTAACTTTCCTTCGCATGAAATCCCCTATGCAACTGGTGGAAGATCTGGACATCAAACCGGTACTTGGCGAAACAATTTTTAATGAAATCAAACTTGAAATGGTAAAGCAAGAACCGGCAGCAAAAGTAACGGCTATTCTTCCATATATTCAAAAAGCCATCGCCTATCTGGCGACGGCGCTTTTAATGGAAGAAAGCGGAGCGGATCTTACGGAGAAAGGCTTATACTTCGAAAGTACTGACGCCTACAATAATCTATTGACAAACAAACAGCCTGCGGAAAGTGACCGGATTAACTTTCTTGCCAAACGCAATAAAGGTATAGGACAAAATTATCTGGAGCAGCTAAAAAGTTACCTCATTGTAAATGCTACTGACTGGCCAACCTACTGCGGACAAACAGGTAATATACTGCGACGGACTAATACAGACAAAAAATCATTCTGGGCATGTTAGAAATCGAAATCAGTTATCGCCCTGTCTGTTGTTTTCCATTTACCAGAAAGATAAACAGCAACGTACCCCAGAATTGGGGTGATATGACTCAGAAGCAATTAATCGCAACAGCTTGTCTTTATAAATCGGCAATCTCAGACATCAATTTTCTTAAAGTAATGTCAGGATTGAAAAAAGGGATCCTCAATAAACTATCGGATTATGAACGCTACAAACTCATGGAAATCTTTGAGTTTGTTGGTGATCAGTCTCCTTTTCATGAATTTATTATTCGAAAGATTGCCATCTATAGAAAAGGAATGATTCTGTATGCTCCTGAAGGTAAACTAAAAGGAATCACTTTCGGCCAGTTCATCTTTGCAGATACCTATTTTGCCAATTACCAGCAGTCAGGTGATGAATCCGATTTGAATAAATTCATAACATCGCTGTACCTCAGAAAAGATGAATCTTTTGATGAAAAGCTTATTCAAAGCCGCCACTTTCAGATTGGAAAAATTGATAAAAATATCCGTGAGGCAATTGTTCTGAATTACCAGTTAATGCATGAGTGGCTTGCACTGGCTTATCCCCTGATTTTTCACTCGGTTGTAGAATTGACAACCATTTCGACAGTTTCGGATGGGGATATCGCTCAACCAGAAATCAAAAGAGATCCCAATATCTGGATTAAGGTCTTTCAGAACTTTGTGGGTGATGATATCATTCATGATGAAATCTGGGCAGCAAAGCCGGTAAATACCATCTTTGCTTACATGACCCGAAAATATAAGGAAAACGCAAGGTCCCATAAATAATCAACATCCTTAATCACTATGAATTATGTCAGCCAAATTCTCTCAGCTCGTTTCCTATTTTGAAAACCTTGCAAGGTTGCATAAAAATATTGGTCACTCGGACAGTGAAAAACATTTTTTCCGGATGGAAGTGGATGAAGTGCTTGGTGGCATCAACCGGACAGACGTAAAACACCCTTTTCTTATTCTTGAAGGGTATGGCTATGACTTCACCGATGATAAAAGTGATAATCTGCTTAAAAACCGCCGTGGCGCTTTTATGCTGATCGATCATGTTTCCGATCAGACTGACTTTGAAGCCATTCAATCAGCCTGGGAAAACATGGAAGAAATCGGGGATGAACTCCTGGTTAGAATGAAAGCTGATAAACGAAATCCACTGGCACCAGCTATCCGTGATTTTGATTTCTCAAGCGTAGAAGCTTCGCTCCTGGTGAATGAGTCAGATGGTAATTACGGCATTCGATTTACCTATGTTCTGACTTCCCCTCGAAGTAATGAAGTCAACCCGGATAAATGGTTAATCCCATAATTTGAACGCAATGGGATATCTTAAAAACAATTACGGAACCAACGGCAATTTTAAAGGAAAAGCCTCAAAATACGTTTCCCAATCAACCGGCAGTCAGCCTGATCCCCAAACCATTCAAGAGCAGAATGCCCTGGTTCAGAAATGGGCTCCAATGGTTCGAAGCTCTCTTCGAGGAAGTGCCCGATGGTTCTCAGATGGGAAAACAGAATCATTTGTTATCCGTGATGGTGGCAAACAAACCGAGAAGAAATTAGCTGCCAGCATCATGAGTAAAGTCGGAAAAGAATTCGGTCTGGCTAATTACGTTGGCTTCTCCTTTGAGCGTCATGGCGTTTTCGTTCATAAAGGCGTTGGGCGCGGATATCAATCAAATGGAAATGGATTGGTCACTCGAACAGCCAAATACCCTGCCCGGGTTCGCGAACGTGTTGCCATAGAATGGTTCAATCCTGTACTGGATAGAAATGTTCCTATTCTGGCTGACGAATTGGCCAATATCAATGCGGATGCTGCGGTGAATGCCACCCGAATGAGAATCAAATAATCTAAATTCATTATGCCCTTTTTCTTTGGTAGCTGAGCCCGTCGAAGCTGTCCTTTCCACTACTGTTTGCCAATCGGATATTCGTGAAAAATATCTTTTATGGCAACCTCTTATAACAGGCGGATCAACCTTTACATCAATGGACAGCAAGTCACCAATGACATTGCCAGCATCCGTGCCGAGATGAACAAGACGATCAACACCCAGGCACGAATGACAATTGGCTCCAAAGAATATGTAGCCGAAACATCCAAAATCAAGCAACTAAAAACAATCATCGACCAGCATCGGGCAGATATCGGGCAGATTGAAAGCAAGTGGTCCATGCGCAACATTGGCAGGATGTTCAATGACTATTTCTCAATGGTTACCGCTTTTCTGGCTTCTTCGGTGGCACTAGTGATGGGAGTTAAACAAATCATTCAGACCTATAACGATTTTGAAGAGCGCCTGGATAACCTTTCTGCTTTGACCGGGCTGGCCGGAAAAGATTTGGAATGGCTGGGAGAAACTGCCAAGAAAATGTCAACCGACACCCTGGAAGGTGGAATACGTGTTACACAATCGGCACAGCAGATCGTTGATGCATTTACCAAGGTAGGTTCGGCAAGGCCTGAACTGCTCAAAAATAAAGAGGCCCTGGTAAATGTTACCAAGGAAGCCATCATACTGGCCAATGCAGCAAAGATCGAACTGCAACCTGCTATTTCAGGGCTTACCATGGTGATGAACCAGTATAATGTTTCAGCTGATCAGGCCCGACGGATCATTAATGTCCTGGGAGCTGGTTCAAAGGCTGGAGCCGGGGAAATTCCATACCTGACCGTAGGGTTTGAAAAAGCAGGAACCACAGCTTCCATGGCCGGACTCTCCATTGAAACCCTCACGGCAACACTGGAAACCCTGGCACCACGGTTTTCACAACCAGAAATCGCCGGTCGCGGACTTCGTGGAATGCTACTCCACCTCCAACTGGGTGCGGATGATACCAACCCTGCTATTGTCGGTATGGGAAAAGCCTTGGAGAATCTTGCTAAAAAGATTCTTACCCCACAGGAACAACTTAAGATGTTTGGTCTTGAGAATATCAATGTTGCCAATACCCTGATTCAGAATGTGAAAGAATTCAGGCAATATGAGAAGGCAATAACCGGAACCAATGTGGCCATTGAACAGGCAATCATTAATACCGGTAATAATAATGCAAAACTTGCCCAGGCCAAAAACAGGCTCAATGTGATGAGTATCGAATTGGGTGAAAAACTGGCTCCGGCACTCCAGGTAAGCACCAGTGGATTGACCTATTTCATAAAGGCATTAACCATCTCCATTGATTTTATATCCCGGCATAAGGTTTTGATCCTTTCGCTCATTTATTCCCTTACGGCCTATACCATTGCAGCCAAACTGGCAACCATGTGGGAAGCCCGGAAAAATAAAGAAACGCTTTTAGGTATTGTCGCAGGGTGGCTTCAGTCAGCAGCCTTTACCGCCCAGTTTGCTGCCATTTCCCTGTATAATGCAGGTGTTGCATTGCTATCTGGTAACCTGGCCGTGGCTTCGATCCAGTTCCGGGCCTTCAGCGCTGCCATGGCTGCTAACCCAATAGGTCTGTTTGTCGGATTAGTTGTTGCAGCAGGTACCGCCCTGTACTTTTATTCCGGGCAGATGACAGCTGCACAAAAAACGCAGTTAATGATGAATGAACTGAATCTGGAAGCTAAAA